AGACGCAGTGGCAACCAATGGAGAAATCACCGCCGGGGACCTCATCCTGATGAAACTCCCCTACGGAAAATGGGCCTCCCACGTCAAGTCGAACATGCTCAAGGCCAAGATGCTCGGAGACATGCGCGGCGTGTTTATGAAATCCACCGCAGGCGACCGCGCCCCTTCCACCGACCCATTCAGCGACGACAAACCCGTACGCGCTTCCGTGAGCAACGAACCTTTCACCCGCGGTCAGGTGACGAACTTCATTCCCGACAACCCGGACGCCATCATCCAAGATTCCATCGACTCAGGCCGCGTGGATAAGACGCGCGCTGATCTCCAAGAACGACAAGAAAAGCGAGGCTAACGAAAATGGCTATCTCAGCGGTTCCGATCCTCCCCGTCAAGACCATCAGCGGCAATCAATTCCGGGCCGAGCGCACCATCATTGACGCCACTCAGTCGTTCCTCCAGGGAACCCCTGTGCAGATCAACACGGCGAATGGTGGAGTTAAGGTATGGGACGGCACCACTCCCATCACCGCCGCTCACCTCATCGCTGGCATCAGCTATGAAGCCGCGCAGTCGGTGGCCTCCGTTGGCCTCGGCGCGCCCCTCCCCTACCAACCCGTAGTGGGTGTCGGCGCCACCACCACCTTCGGCTCCGTTCAGAATCAGTCCGCCGCGGTCAACATCCCGATGGGCGCTCCCTTCTTCGACGGTCGCGTGGGTTATTTCCCTGGCGTTGCTGACACCGTTTTCTCGGCAACCTTCGGCAATAACGGCAACGCAGCCACTCCCCTCGCCACTGATGTCGGCCTTCAATACGGTCTCACCATCGACTCGAATTCCAAGTTTTGGTACGTGGATAAGAACAAGACCACAACCTCCGCGGTCGTGACTGTTGTCGCTCTCGACCCCCGCTACACTCCAGCCGCGGGGACCAACGTCCTGTTCCAGTTCATCCAGGCCGATATTTCAATACCGGCATAGTTTGATTGAATAAGGAGATACGCCCATGATGGTACGCGGAACATTCGCCCAGACTCTCGCACCGGGAGTCCACCACTGGTTCATCGAATTCCTCGACCTCCAGATGCGGAAGGAGGAATACTCGACGGTCTTCAACATCGAGAATTCCACCCAGGCATACGAGGACGAAGTGGTGATGGCCGGTACGGGACCGATGCCGGAAAAGCCCGAAGCATCCAACGTCATCTATGATGACTTGGTGCAGGGCGGCACCCGGCGTTACGTCCACCTGTCCTACGCCCTCGGCTCCCGCGCCTCATGGGAACTGATCGAGGACGATCAGTATGGACTCATCAAGCAGGTCCCCAAGAGCCACGCGCGCTCGGCCATGTTCATCCGTGAACAGGTCGCGTGGAACGTGCTCAACCTCGGCTTCTCGACCCTCACCACAGCCGATGGCGTGGCCCTGTTTAGCACCGTCCACCCTCTCCTCGGTGGCGTGCAGGCGACTAACATCGCCCCCGGCGTCTCCAACGTCATCTTCTCATCGGGCACGTATCCCAACCGCCCCTCACCCGACCTGGATCTTAGCTTCACCGCTATCCAGGTTATGATTAACCAGTTTGAACGGATGCCCGACAGCCAGGGCATCCCGATTCGGACAAAGCCCTCGACCATCCTGATCCCTCCCGAGCTGAAGTTCACAGCGCGCGAGATCCTCGGATCTCCAGGGAAGCCCTACACCGCCAACAACGAGTTGAACTCCCTGCTCGGGGAAGACCTAAAATTCCAAGTCTGCCACTACCTCACTAGCCAATCGGCATGGTACGCAGTTCCCGATAAGGAAATGCACCAGCTCAAGTTCTTTGATCGCCACCCGATTGATGCGGACTACGACGATGACTTCGACACCCGCTCCACGAAGATCATCACCTTCCAGCGATTCAGCGCCGGTGCGACGAGCTGGCAGGGCACATGGGGGAGCAACGGGCCGTAGTTAGCGATTGGCCCCTCGCGTGCATCACCGTCGTTTAAACGGCGGACTACACAAAGGAGAACTTGAATGACCTTCAAATCATTACTCCCGACCCTGGTCTTGATCCTGACCGCAGTCGGTGGTGTACTTGCCCCCCAGATCCAGCACGCGGTCTCCGCGCACCCGACGCTCTTTACGTCGATTGCGACTCTCGTAGCCGCCCTGCTCCACTGGCTCCCCTCTCCGACCGCGGCTTAATATGGCGACCGGGATGAAGCGGACGAAGATCCAGCGCACCATGCATGAGTTCAAGGCGGGAACGCTCCACTCTGGCAGTAAGCAGGGTCCCAAGGTGAAGGGTAGGAAGCAGGCCGTGGCAATCGCGTTAAACCAAGCGAGGAAGGCAGGATGACGTGGCTTTACAGCACACGCAGCGCAAGAACATCTATCATATATGCGGGCGCTGTGGCTTCGTCCAACCTATAGCAACGATGATCTGGCAGAACGGCGTCCTCGTTTGCAGTAAGACAGATTGCATCGACACCGCCATCATCGGGAATTACGAGATCAACGTGGCACGAGCGGTCTCCATCTGGCGCCATGAGTTTGAACCGGATCGTAAGTTAACCGAGCCGGTGGACCGCAAGGACGATCAGAACGATGTGTTGTACTAAGGAGTAAAAAATGTCTCTCATCGCCACTTACGTTGGATCGGATTTCCTCAACTACCTCGGGCGCACTGGCCAGTCCAAGGGCCTCGGCCCCACTGCCCTGTCGCAGGGCGTGATTAGCGAAGGCCGCCTCGCCATCCAAGCTGTCTACCAACTCTCCAGCGCCCAGCTCCTCGCGCTCCAGACCACCGCCGTTCAGATCGTCAACGCTCCTGGCGCAGGCTACGCCCTAATCCCCGACTCTATCACCGCCCAGTATAAGTTCGGCGCAACTGCCTATACCATCGCCAATGCCGACAATGCTTTCCAGATTGAATACACAGGCAAGACTACCAGCTTGGTCAACGTCCTGGCTACTGGCCTAGTCGATCAAACGGTCAATGAGATTCGCACCAACTGGCCCGCCGTCGCCGGTCAAGACATTGCTCAGACGAATGAAGCCAACCTTGGACTTGAAGTAAAGTTAATCGGTACTACCCCCGCCTTGACATTGGGCGATGGCACTGTGGTTCTGACGCTTCGATATATTGTTTGCGTTTTGCAATAGGTGACCTATGGCAAACTTGGCGACAAATCCATGGTCCTTTAGCTCCTCCGACGTGGCGGCTGAACCTATCACCGCCGCCACGGGCCTCACCCTCAACGCCGATGGGACCGTCACCATCACCACCACCGGGGGCCTTACCTTCGTCACCGGCCTCCCTGAGTATGGCTTCACGGTCACCGGCGCGACGGCCTCGGCTTACAATGGATTCTATAAACGGTTGACGGGGGCGAGTGGTGCCTCGTCATTCGTGATGATCCCCCAGTTCACCATCGCCGCAGGCACAGCCCAATCTGGTAGTGGCACATTGATCCAGGCACAGTGGCGAGACAACGAGCGCATCGAGGACATGAGCTGGCAGGACATCGCCGCCGCGGGCAACCGCCTCATCATCTATGACCGCAATGGATTCCTTCTGTGGAGCGCCACTGGCTACGCAGCCGTGTTCCAGAACCGCGGCAAACTATTCTGGTGCCACGGCTTCGCCATCGCCCAGATGGATGCGGGCAACCTCCTGGTCACGATCAACTAATTTGGAGCCTATGATGAACACATTCCGAAAGTGGTGGCTCCTGCTGGCCATCGCCCTTGTACCGCTGTCGGCGCGTGCCGATGGTCTCCTCCAGAACCGCTTCCTCGCGTCGGGCGCTGGCACCCCCATCGACAACATCGGCACCGCCATTGGCTTCCATAAGCTAACATGGAACGTGAGTGGCACCGCCTCCGTCTGCACCGTGGCCCTCGATACCTCTGCTGATGGCATCACTTGGTCAGCAGGTGGGGCAATCGCTGGCCAAACGTGTACCTCCAATGGTTCCTCGACGGTGGCCACTGTGGTCGCCAACTACGTCCGTATGAATATGACTGCGTTGACCGTGACTGCGGGATCAAGTGTGTCGGTGACGTGGACGGGGTTTGTTACCAACCCAGGGGGAGGGGGTGGCACAATCGGCGGCACAATCGCTACGACACAGGTTGCGGTTGGTTCTGCCGCGAACACGATTGCTGGGTTTTCTGATTTCACCTGGGTAGACGCTACCAATACATTGAATCTTGGCAGTTCCCCGATCTTTCAGATGAGTCCCACTGTATGTGGGGGTAATCCGGGATTTAATTTATTGACAGGCGTGTTTAGTACCGACCTTACAGTATGCCAAGGTGCGA